GCCTAACTTGGAGTACATATCAGATGACGACGCCGACGCGCCTGATCGTGGTTTTGTTGATGTTCAACACCACCACGACCCGCCCGTCGCCCCCTTGGACGAGCATGACCTCGACCTTGATGGTCTTCCCGCCTTCCTCGAAAGCATTTTCCCAGATCCGCCCAACTCGCCTACCAATGCAGTAGACGGGTATGCCGAGTATCTCGCCCTTGTGGCGAACCAGCTCGCACACGCGATAAACGGGAATGGTCTTCCAGGATGGCGCCCCCCTGGTTTCCGGCCCACGATTGCCGCCATACCTCCCCCAACACCGCAGGACAACGCCATACACCTCCTTGATGCTACACAAGCTCTTGGTTGGTTGTTGAAGAATTCCAACGCGGCTTGTGATAACCTTTCTGGTTTCTTCACTGCCACTGGGGATGGTGTCAATCATTCCAACACGATCTCTTTCGTGACTGGTTCGAATCTCAATATGCCCGCAGTCGCCATGATGGACGACATCTTTTGGGCGATTCACCAGTTGGCCACCACCAGCGACTTCCGTCAGGGGCTCATCGGGGCGATCGTCAATTTTGGCGTTCGACGTGCTCGCACTGGCCAACACCAGTATTCCGAATACGTTTGCAATGCCTCCCGCAAGGCTGCCCTTGGCTTCCTAGCGACGCAAGTCTTTCTTGAGATAAGTCGCTGGAAGTTCTTCGAGGCCGCCACCGACCTCCCCGTCGAAGAGTCGCACACACCCGCCACCTTGTTCAAGGCTTTCACACGCCTTGGCAAGAACCCCGCGTGGGCCCGTGTTGCCGCTGGTGTTGCTGCACTGGTCACCATCTTCGGGGTTGTTGCGGGCAAACATCGCATGGAGGAGATCACCTCCGTCATGGATGGCATGTTGGCGCGCCTCCGTACCGTTGACACTTTCTCTGGCGTCATCGGCTGCATCTACGACACCGTCACCCTTCTTGGGCGTTGTGTGTCCGAGCGCTCCCTTGAGCCACTTCTTTTCTTCCGCAACCCGCTTGATGCGTGGGTGGCCCGTGCCACCTCCTTCACGGCACGCTTGCAGGAGATCGTGGCCATTCAGGAGGCCGTCAACGATATCGATGCCATCACCGCCGAGTTTCACCAGCTCAACGAGGACTACGCAACCATTCGTGCTACTTGCACCACTGCTTCGCTGACACTTCCTCGTCTCGCCAGCGTACACAAAGATTTCGTCCAGAGATACAACCTCTTGGTCGGAAAGATTCGCGGTACGATGCGTCGTGTGCCACCGTTCACGCTCATGCTCGTCGGTCCACCAGGCACCGGGAAAACCACTCTCACCGACAACCTCAACATCTGGGCTTGTCGCCTCGAGAAGATACCCAAGCCTAGTGGCACCTACATGTGGACGTACACAGGTGACACCAAGTACTGTGATGGCGCTAACAACAGCATCGTCACTGTCCTTATCGATGACGCCGCTAAGCTCCGCCCCGAGAAAGTCCCCATGGACCCCACACCAGGATCTATCATTTCGATAGTCAACAACGCTCCGTGGCTGCCTAACATGGCCGCCGTCGAGGAGAAGGGCACAGTTGTGCCCACCCCGAAGCTTTGTCTCGTCTCTACGAACACAGAGCACCTCAACGCGCATCACTTTTTGTCCAACACGTGGGCATTGATGCGCCGCTTCAACTTCATCGTGAAGGCTCGCGTGCGTGACGAGTGTCGCATGGTCGGTTCTGATGGTTTGCCCCAGAATCGAATTGACCCCAACCGCGTTCATCGCGTTCCCGGTCGCCTTGCGGACCCGTGCGTGTACGACATCTTCATCAGGGAGCCACGCGGCACCGACGAGAGCTCTTTCGTGGATCGACACGTCACATATTGTGATGGTATCGAGTCGTTCCACGCGTGGTTCAACGGCGCGTATCAGCACCACCACGCCTCGCAGCAGTCCATGCTAGACGCCACCCGCGTCGATGCTGTTCGCTACTGCGACACGTGCAATCTCACAGCTTATAGTTGTGTTTGTGGCGCAGATCAGCCGCCCCCACCGGACCTGCACGAACCGGACAACTCCCATGATCCGCCCTACCCCGACCATCTTCTACAACCCCTTCTACACATGGATGGGATTGCTGAGGACGGTGAGGACGACGTGGCCGTCGAGGAGTGTGGTTCTTGCCTCGCCCTTGCGGCTTCCCCGACCTTCGCACCTGCTACCACCGGTTTGTTCCGCGGTCTCGTGCAGGCCTTTTTTGTGCTGTTCTCGCTCGCCATTTTTTACAAGTGGCTTGTCGTGTTGCACAGGTCTGCCATTGGCCAGCGCTTCGCCTGGTTTGTCACTTTCGTGATACTCTCAGCCGATTACATACTGGGCCTCAACGGTGCCACCGACTGGATTGTGGAATCCATCCATGTCAACCCAGGTTGGGTTCGAGCGGTCCTTCAGGGTTATCGTCTACAGCGGTTTTGCGCACGTATGCGCGCACGACAGGAGCGTTGGGCCCGCGAAGCCCAGGCCGTAGCTGAGCAGTACCACGCTGCCATACGCCTGGCTATCGTCACCACGGGCGGTCTGGCCGCATTGGCGGTTGGTGCGAAGCTATACCATGTTTTCACTTTCAGTGACAGCAAGGAACAAGCCGGTGCACCCACCGTCATTGTCAGTGACACCCCACACGTGGCGGCCACACCCCCAGATGGCAGCAGGGAAGCTCTCCCAGACGAGAACGAAGCTTTTCGTTCCTTCTGTGAACAACCTGCCACCGAGCTTCGTATTTCGAAGCACAGTACACCCATCCAGCTGTTCAAACACACCAAGGCTGATGTGTACAAACCCGTGCCTGTCGCGAAACCCCTTAAGCACACTTTGGGGACAGCAGCGCACACTACGTCTGTGGACGACGCCGATAGGCTATTCCTGCAGTCAGTGCGCACTATAACCTTTCGCTACAAAGCCGACGACAAGGACTCTTCCCCCGAAATCAGGGACCCCACCCAGGCGGTGGCCCATTGTAGGGGACAGAACTTGTGGGTCACTGTGTCCCATGTCATACCCGACGTGGATTGTGTGATTCACATGGATGTCCAATACGGCGGCACGTGCAGTGGTGCGAAACTCCGCAGCGATCAGTTCGTGAAGGACCCCGGCGGTTCCGACTTGGTGATTTTCCCCTTGTTCGGTAACTCATCGAAGACCCTGCATGCCTTGGATGGCACGCGCACGTTCTACTTACCCGAGGGGGTCCCCTTCCCTTTGGCTGGGTATTACATTCGCCCCAGGGTCGCTGGTCTTGGCGGCGGAGGTTACGAGGTCGACGCACCCAGAACTTTCACGCTTGAGCAGCACCGCGATGACTGGCACACCGCCTCCGCCGACGGGAAAACTCACAAGTGGAAGCAAACAGTCCTGATCAACAACGGTAAACCCACGTCGCACGGCGACTGTGGCTCTCTCGCCGTTGTCACGTACAGCGGGCACCGCTGGATCGCGGGCATTCACCATGCGTCACGCGCTGGTGTTGCCATGTGCGTGAGGATCACCCCTCCCATTCTGGACCGCCTTGTTTTGGCCTTTCATGCCAAGCAGGGCGGCATTCCGCGGGTTGACACTTCTGTGCCCATCCTCGAGGATTGCACGTTCCGCAATTTGCACCGCACCTGTTATCATGACGTGGATGCCCCCATGGTGGGGGATAAGCACGTTGTGATCGAGGGTGATGGCAGTTGCCAGCTCAACTGGATGGTTGATTCCGTCAAGGTTGAGAACCATGGCGACCTACGCAATTCTGATGGGACGCACGTGCAATCTGGCATCTCCAAGTCCGACGTGATCCCCACCATGTTCGCCGATTATTTTCGCGGCGTCTGTGGGTGGACCACCGACAAGATGGCTCCCATCCTCAAAGGCAACGCCGTGAAGCAGAACGCTCTACGCAAAGCCCGACCCGACCCGGTTCACGCCGAGGAGGGGTTTCTCGAGGACATCGCTGAGAGCTACACGGAGTGCATGGTGCAGGAACTGCGCGAGAAAGGCTTGGAGCCTGGCGCGCGACCCCTCACATACAAGGAGGCGATCATGGGTGTGCCTGGATCCACTTTTCTCAACCCCATGGACCTTAACAAGTCCGCTGGGTATCCTTACGGGTGCTCCAAGCGTAAAATCATGGATGTTGATGAGGATGGGGTCGAGCACAAGCTTCGTCCTGATACCATGGCGCGCATCGAGCGCGCTGAGGCTGGTTACCAGTGCGGTCAGACCGCAGGCTGGATTTTCAAAGCCATGTTCAAGGACGAACCACGCGCTGCTGAGAAAGTGAAGGCGAAGCGCACGAGGACTATTTTTGCCGCGCCCATCGAGTTCACTATCTTGTTCCGCAGGTATTTCTCCGCCATCATTGCGTTGTTGCAACTTCATCGTGGTGATGCTTACCCGAACTGCCCCGGCGTGAACGCAGAGGGACCTGAGTGGGGAGGTCTATACGACCATCTCTACGACAAGTGTTTCGACAGCGACTACGCGGACTACGACTTCTCAGTCCTCACCGCGAAGATGATGCGTTTGTCCTACGCTATGCTCATATACTTGGCGTGCACATTTGGCGAGTTTTCAGACGCCGATGTACGCACCATGTTGGGGCTAGCTCAGGACGCTTGCAACTGCTTTGTGGACTTCTTTGGTTACCTGCTCCGTTTCCTCGGCGTCAACCCGTCCGGTCAGGGCGGTACGACGACTTGTAACGGGCTGGTCAACCAGATGACCGTCTGTGCAGCTTTTGTTGAGCACCGCATGTCGCTCGCCGGCACTAGGGACAAACGACATGTCCGCCCTCTTGTGCGGCTTTTCTTCAAGGTGGTGCACATGCTCTGCTACGGAGACGACCTAGTGGTCTCGGTTTCACCTGGTTTTTACGATTTCACTTTTCGTGTTTTTAAACGAACGCTCGAGAATTGGTCCATCAAGGTGACGCCCGGTCTCAAACACGAGGCCGACTATGATCTCAAAGAGAAGACGCAGATCGACTTTCTCAAACGCCGGTTCGTGAAGGGTGCGGACGGGTTCGTCCGCGCCCCTCTTCGGGACGAGGTCATCCATCGGCTTGGTCTCGTCACCATGAAATCCACCATCACACAGGAGGCTCACCACGCTTCCATTCTGATGGCCATGCATCGCATGGCCGCTCAGTGTGATGAGGCCGTCTTCGATTGGTATGATCAGCACATCCGTGCGGTCGCCGATCGTTACGAGCTCATGCCACACGTTGGCTACTCCAAAGGTCGTTTCCCGACCTACCACGAGTACACCAACAACAACTACCTCGTCGGTCAGCAGATCGAGTATGGGAAACCGCCCGTCGATTTCGACGCGTTGGGGTTCTCACATGACTGAGCGCCGACGGTAGGCGCCAGTGATGCGGCGCGTTTATAAATAGCTCACTTGCGCGCACTTATGGTCACGTGCGCGTCGACTCCCGACCGTTTACTATACAATGAGCGAAAGTACTAATATGTCTTCGGCCGCCCCGGAATCGAGCGGGGCGGGTAACGACAGCTCTCGATTGACGCAGTTCGACACCCCGGTCATCATTGAGGCCGTGGCGTCGGAAACTCCAGAGGGCGTTACTCTTCCAAAACCCCAAGGCGACATTGCTTTGAATTCATGGATGAGGCGTCCCGTTCAGATATACACCAGGAATCTTATCGACGGTGAGGGCAAGTTTCAAGCCTACATCGACCCCTGGCATTTGTATTTGACCAACGCGAACATTACACCCAAGTTGCGTGGTTTTGCCGCTTTTCGTGGCAGCCTAGTGATTAGGGTGGAGTTCTCCATCTCGCCGTATCAGTACGGTGCCTACATGATCAGTTACAAACCCAACACGTTCCAGAGTTGGTTTACTGGCAGTGGCGCCGGCGACGAGCGCGGGGATTTCTCTGGCGGTTGTGCCACTCTCGTACCTTATAGTGGTCAATCCGTCGGCATTGATATGCGCGAGTGGCAGGGCACCATGGCAAGGTCCACGAGGCCTCGCATGCTCATGCTGCCGCAAGATGGTCAGGCACACCAGATGACTCTACCATACATGTTCCCCCAACCCTGGTACCCGTTGCGCACCTCGATTTTCACTCCTGGTACAACCGCTACCACCGGTCTGGGCAACCTGTGCATTGAATCCATCGTGCCTTTGGCCAAAACGACTACGAATTTCCAATCAGCGAACATCCGCATCTTCGCCTGGCTGGAGGACGCCGAACTTGGCTTGCCCTCGGCCGTACTGCAGAGCGGGAAACCGCGTGCGGGCGCCCCCAAGCACGAGCCTGGTGTCGTCGAAAAGTACTCGAAAATGGGTGCGGAAGTGGCCAATGTGTTGTCCGACGTGCCTGTGATTGGCCCTTTGGCGTCTACAGCACAAGGCATCCTCGGCACCGTAGGCAAAGTGGCGAGTTGGTTCGGTTGGACTCCCATGCCGAACACTTCACCACCTTTGTCCGTTTGCAACAAGGCGCTCACCCAGTTAGCCATTGCGGAAGAAGGACCCATGTCCGAACTCCTCGCTGTCGACAAGGGTTGCGCGCTAACCATCGATCCACGCACCGTGGGCGCTCCTGGTGTGGACGAAATGACGTACAGTTACATCAACTCTAAGAAATGCATCTTAGGCACTGCGCTTTGGGAGCCCAGTCGGGCAGCCGGTAGCGCGTTCGCGTCGTTTAATGTCACACCACTCTATATGACTGGCGCCTACGGGGCGTCCAACGCTGCTGGTGGCACCGGATCTGCCGCTTATGACATCATGCAGTTCAGTCCAGCCGCTCACCTCGCGGTCTTACATCGCCGGTGGCGTGGTAGTATCACCTACACGTTCACCTTCATTGCCTCGGCCTTTCATCGCGGTAAGGCGCGCATCTTCTACGATCCTGTGATCTCCGGCGCTGACAACGAGGTGCTGCAACGCAACCACATCATCGATATCTCAGAGTGCACCACGTATGTGTTCAAGACACCCTGGGATTCTGTGAATGCGTGGAAGGAAGTGCGGGACCCCAGCGCTGGCACGTTCCGTCTCAATCAGGACATGTATCCGCAGGCCAATGCCAAAGACGCCTTGGATCAGATTTACCACGCGGGCGAATTGCGTCTCGAGGTTTTCCAAGAGCTCTCAGCTCCCGTGTTCACCGCTAATGTTTGGGTGATGGTTGAGGTTAGTTGTGAGGGCGTGGAGTACAGTGTCCCCATTGGTCCCCCTAATGGTGCAAACTCCGTCGTCGGTGACTTGTATTATTTGCAGTCTGGGCCACCCAGGGGGGTGGTTGGCACCTCCGCGCCCATCGATCCCACAGATGTGGTGACCACGGATTACGCCGAAGCATTGCCACCCGTGAACCTTGTCACCACCGGCGAGGTCTTGACCAGCGTTAGGTCGCTACTGCGTCGCGATACGCTGTGGTACACTACTTTGTCTGCTTCGCTCACTGGCACAGCCACCAACACAGAGACGCGCTTCACATTCCCGCGCGTGCCCACTGTGCGTGGCACACCATATGCCACCACTGTCACCACAAGCGCCCAGACCACATGGGGCCCGTACACTGCGGTTATCCCCAAGGCGCTTGGCACCTCGAAGACGTATCCCTACAATGCTGTTGGGAACACGTACATGGGTTGGATGGCCGGTTGTTACACCGGTCAACGTGGCGCTGTCAACTATCGCTTTGCAATCAATGGACCTGTCAGCTCAAACTTGTCCGTCGCCAGACATGTCGGACCGTCCATAGTGCGTGGAATCCATCTTGTGACTACCACAGTCTCTAGTTTGGCCACCCTGTTGAGCGCTCGGTTTAACACTTCTCGTGGCTCCACCAGTTTGGCCTTGTCGTCCGCACAGGGCCTGGCGTTGGCGACTAAGAACGATGGCGCGGTCTCGGTGACGATTCCAAGCCAGTCGGACTTGCACATGTTGCCAGCCAACCCCACGTGGTATGGGGCGACCCCTCCCATCGCAGCACTCACCGCCGTCGGAATTAACGATGGCATCTCCAATGATGGCGTTACGATGGTGTTGGGGACACCAGCTTCTGCGAGCAACTCGATTCAATACGCTGACATTTATGTTTCAGCTGGTGGTGATTATCAGTTGTTCAACTATTTGAATCCGCCGCTCTACTATGAGCGCACAGCAACGGGGAGTTTCTCTAGTTTGGTATTCAATGTGGCTGAAACGCCATGAAAACCGCACTGGTGGCTTTCTCCGCGGCTCCGCGGTCTGTTTCTTTATCATATATATCTTTAATTAATTAATTAATTGAAAGAAAATTTGAACTCTCGTATCCGAGTGATTGACACGAGTTTCATCCGGCCTGCGGGCCAGCTCCTAAACACAGCTGGCGTCGTAGGCCAGTTTTAATCACTGGTTTATTACTTCTACGAAGT